GGTTTGGGGGTGATAGTGTTTGTGTTCATGCTAGCCCCCTATATAAGCATCTGACATATTATCTTCGAGATCCTCAATGGCTTCGAAGGCTTCTGCAAGGCTGTCACAGCCCAGGGCGCAGCTTGATTCTGGCTGTATGAGCCAAAGGGGAGCAGTTGAGAAGTCATGATGCTTAAAGCCGTCACTATCAGCCCAGTGATGCTGTTCGGCTTGGAATGCGCTCGCTTGCCCTAGGTATACTCCTGGGAGCACTTGAACTTCCCAGCCGTCTAGCACTTGCTCTGCGATTCTTTTTTTTCTTGACTCTTTCATTTTTTTATTCCTTTTAGTCCGGTTAGTCATGCTAACAAGACCCCTTAGTCTTGTTAGCTTTGTCAGAAACCCAATCCATTAGGGCTTGCAAGCTGTCAAAGCCTTTTGCCGTTCTTTCGCTCGGCTCAACTGCCCAGTAGTCAGCACTGCTAAGATCCACCAATTTAAAGAAGTCTTCTTTTTTTGAATTGTTTTGAATCTCGATCCATGCGTCTTGTCTTCCTAACCAGGCCCCTTTCATAGTTTCGATTGTCAAGCCATCTTCTACAGAACTAACAATTTCCCAAAACTTTGACTCTTTCATTTTTTTATTCCTTTTATTCTGTTTATTCGTTTTTTAGTCTTTCCTCTACCTGATGATTTTACTTTACATCAAATCTCGATGGTTGTATAGTAAAAATTAACGGAAAAAGTATTTTTTTATTAGAACAGTAGTATTCCTCAATCAAATGGAGATGTTATGGGAAGAAAAAGAAATATCACAAGCAAGCGACCCACCACTTTGGTAGGAAAGATATATGTGCAAGTCAAGATCGACCTTGATACTCTAGCAAAAGTGGATGAGCTGGCCACAGCGTTAGACATCCCAAGGTGTGGGGTCTTGGAGCAGCTAGTGAAAAAGGGCCTTCGGGGTGAGTAGGTAGGTAGGTAGGTAGGTGACTATATTATAGGGGATGGTATGGAGCAGATGAGAGCACAAAAGACAATCAACACACTAAAAGCTCTCCCAGTGTGGGGGCTTTGGAGGAAGGAACAAAGGGGTGATGATGTAGTAAAGATGCCCTATGTGTCGGGAGGCCTGAAAAGGGCCTCTAGTACCGCATCTGAAGACTGGTGTGTGTATAGTGACCTAGTAAGACCAGAAGGCTTCTATGAGGCTTTACGGGTCCCAGATGGCTACATCTTTATAGACTTTGACCATGTGAGTAATCACTTTGATAGTGTTGAGATTGCTCCTTTACTTGAGGCCCTAGGGGGCTATCAGGAGGTGTCACAGTCTGGGGATGGCTATCATGTGATAGTGCAAGGTGATGGTATCCCAGACCGCCACAGATGCCGACTAGAAAGGGATGTAGAGGTGTATACAAAGGCCAGGTTTGTAGCCTTGACATGGGATTGCAGGGATTTAGGAAGGGACAGGGGGCCTCTGGAGTGGTCAGAGCTGGCGGAGATGCTAGGAAGTGTAGGGGTTGACTTAGAAGGAAAGCAGCACGAAAAAGAAAAGCCCCTACAGCCTCGCGCAAAAGACTGCAGGGAAGTAGGGGGGGATGAGGTACCCCGTACGGCCTCACCAGCACCTACCGACTCGCAGATCCTAGCACGAGCCTTAAAGCGCAGCAAGTTTAAAGCACTACATGAGCAGGGGGACTTGTCAGCCTACGGGCAAGACCACAGCAAGGGGGTTTTCGCATGGCTTTCAATTGTAGCTTATTACACAAAGGATAAGGCACAAGTTGATAGGCTCTTCAAGCAATCGGCCCTTTGCTCAGGAGAGTGGGCAAGAGGGAAGTGGGAGAGGCTACAAGATGCCGACCAGTGGACTAAGATTGAGATGTCTGTAGGTGATGCTAGCTGGGAGCCACTAGTAGGTGGTGGGAATGCTGAAGATGCTTTTGAGGTGGTAGAGGATGCAAAGCCTGTAGTAGTCACACCCCCTTTGGCTGGGCCTGATGCTTACTGGGCTGTGGTGGAAGATGCCTATAAGCCTAAGTCTGTAGTCCGAGATATCTTTCTTGGGCAAGCAGCACTAGAGGTAATGGATGGGCTTAACGGTGCTAGCCGCTGGGTGTGGTTAAGTAGTAGAGAGGTCAAAGCCACACTCAAGAGCTGCTTGCGAGAGATGGGGGCAAGTGCGAGGGCTAGTAGGGGGCTGCTTGTGGATGGGGCAGAGGATTTCCTCATCAGATGGGAGAGAGAATCGGCCGAGTGGGGCTTGAGATTGACTGTGCCTGATTGGGATGGTGTAGACCGGATAGGGGCGCTAGCTCAAAGTCTTACACTTAAAGATAGCAGGCTATCAGCCCTACATGCTGACTACTTTGTCAAAGACTGGACCATTAAATGCTGGGCAAAACTTTATAACCCTAAGATTCAAAATAGAATGCTTCTGCTACAAGGGCAGCAGGGGATCGGGAAAGACTCTTGGGCCATGGCTCTAGCCGGGGGCTTTGGTGCTCATTTTGGAGTACCTGCGGTACAGAATCCACAATACTTAAAGGAAGTGGAGCTAGCCCGTGTGGTAGCTGACAAGGCTGTCTGTTTGTTTGATGAGTTTGACAAGCTCAAAGGGGCCGAGGCCCTGATTAAGAGCTTAATCACAAAGCGTCACTTTGATGTAGAAGTTAAGTACGAGAATGCTCCGGGGAGAGTAGAGCATAGGTGCTCTTACATCGGGACCACTAACACTAATATCTTTTCAGACACTACAGGGAACCGGCGCTTCCTGCTCTTCGAACTACTGGGAGACAAGGGCAATGGTATCTCTTTTTCCTTCCCAGACCCTGAGGGGCCTTTTGCTGCGCAATGGCAAGCACAAGTACTAGCCCAAGGCTTTGCACTCTATCAGGAGCATCAGACGGGCTTTGGTGCCCATCCTGCGGCTGAAGAGGCTGAAGCCCTGATGGCTGCGATTCAGAGCGAGAACACACCAGAAGACCAGGCCGCCGACCTAGTAGAATCTTTTATCACACTGCTTGATAAAAGGTCCAAATATCGCCCAGGTTGGCAAAAGTTCTTCCTGGCTAGTGAGATAGCCGAGGACTTTCTAGAGCTTGCCAAGGGCTTTCAGAGGCCCCTAGAGGACATCAAGGCCACACTGCGAAAAGCAGGATGCTACAAGCAGATCAAGAGGAGCGGGCACCAGCCTAAAAGGGTCTGGGGGAGGTCTTCGGATTTTGCAGATGCCGAAACAGTCACACGCTTCTTCGAGCAAGATGACTGTCCATTTTAGGGACCATTTTAGTAATTGTTGTTCTAAAGAGTGGAACGATGTTTCCAGAGCGGTAGCAAGCCGGTAGCAATTTAGACGGCTAGGTTGCTACCGCTTGTTGAGATGTTGTTTTGATGGGTAGAACATATATACAAAATTGGTACAAACGGTAGCAACGGTAGCAAGCGGTAGCAACGGCGGTAGCAACGGTAAGTGACTATAATCACACTAGAAACAGCCGGTAGCAACGGTAGCAACACTTCTTTTACTTTTAAGGGGAGAGAATAAGGGAAAGTGGAAAAAGAGGAAAAAATAGAGGTTATAGGTAGTTATAGAGGACCCCTTTAAGTATAGAAAATCGTTGCTACCGCTCCACAGTGTGAATATGCTAATGAGTACAGCGAGTTAGGTCGTTTTTGGGCGTTGCTACCGCTTGCTACCGGCGTTGCTACCGGCTAAGTGTGGGCATGAGAGAGCAGTTTGAGTTGTTAAATGGTAGAACTTAACTTTAGGTGAGAGGGCAAGATGAAAATAGAATTTGAGACAGCATTGAAGACAAGCAACGGGGTGGAAATCCTGGCATCTGAGTGTGATAATTTGGCTGAAGGGTACAGGGAGCGTTTTGACTGGCTTCGAGCAGAGACAGGGGTGTCTAGGCATCAGTACTACCAATTCCTGCTAGAAACGATAGAGAAGCACCCGGACGTCAACCTTAGCTACTGGTCTGGGTTCCCCATCAAAGGCTATAGCAGAGAGGAGAGGCAGAAAAGACTTGCAGCCATCCCAGAGGAGCAGAAGGCTTTTTTTGGGGATTGGTACTTCTATAGCATTCTCCGGTGTGTCTTTCTTTTTCAGCAGATGGAGTGGCTGAAAAGGATAACAGACCACAGTTACCGCACCTACTCACTTAAACATGCCTTTGAAGACTGGTACGGGAGGGGGACGGCATGGAGAGCCGCACACGTAGGAGGGTCTGAGTATGTAGCCGACATGCAAGTCAAGCTAGCCGCATACCTTCTAAAGATGCCTGGTTTTCGTGGAGGTGGTGAGGTGCCAGTCACTCCCATAGCGGTATGGAGAGTGCTCGATCATAGCTCGCCAGAAGGTTACGGGATGCCACCAGTGAGAGGAGATAGGGACTACCGCAAGCCTGAGAGTGGTGGGGGAGTGGAGGAGTTAAGAGGGGCTTGAGTAGCAAAAGCTCTTGTGTTGTAATTATTGGGCATGGTTCATTTTTGAATATCCAAAACCTCCCAGGGGCTTTATTGAGAGTGGAGCTTCTGGGAGCCTTTTCACTTCCCAAAAAATAATTTTCCTACCCTCTTTACTTTGTGCCATACTATCCACAGGGTTACTCACATGTGGATAAGGCTACAAGGTGGACAGGGAGCTAGAAAAGTTAAAGAAGGCAGCACAGAAGACTAAAGGCAAGTCAGAGCTAGCAGAAGCAATTGACTTTTTGAAGCGGCTAAAGTCTGAAGACCCTTGCACTGAAGCTCTAACCTTTGCAATTCCCAATGGCGGTTTTAGGAGCGGTGCAGGGGCTAGGAACCTAAGCCTGAGCGGGGTAAAGGCTGGAGTGCCTGACTACTTTGTAGCTGTGCCCAGATCTGTGCAGCTTGGATCTATGGTAGTGTGGAGGCATGGGCTTTTCTTGGAGCTTAAAAGGGCTACCAATGCGCAGAATAAAAAAGGGGGAAGCGTGAGCAAGCAGCAGCTAGAATGGGGGGAGGCTTTAAGCGTTAAGGGCTACGCTTTTGCAGTAGCATGGGGGGCTGACGAGGCTTTGCAAGTGGTGAGAGATTATCTTAAAGGCAGGTGGTAAGTGGCGAGAGAAACTATTCCTGTGGTCTTTTGTGGTCTTTTTGTCGGTGCCGGTTCAAGGGCGTGACATTCCTGTAAAGCTACTCCCGGCAATTCAAGTATGGGAAAGCGAAATCCGTTTTAGGCTAGGCAAGAGAGATAGAGACGGGGGGGTGATAGTCTACAAGGATCAGAAGGATAGACAAGCTGCACACTTTGTGAATCTTGAGGAGGCAAAGGCTGCTCTACTTTCAATAGCCGATGAGCACGAAGCAAGGCTAGCACAAGAGATGCAGATTGTGGCTGATTTTAGGGCGATGGTGGAGGGCTTGTAATATGGATAGCAAAGATTGGGTTAAGGTGTACAAAGTAGAAGAGTTTAACAATGGGGACTACCCACAAAAGACGTGCTTATTATGGAGGGGGTACTGGGGCGATAGGCTTTGGCTTCGAATTGGCGAGATAGTTCGAATTGAGGTGATGCCTATTATTCATCAAACAGATGCTGGGGTAGGGGGTCCAGAACTAGGCCCTGTTTTTTTCGACCAAAAAAATCAGGGGTACGCTCCTTTTTTCTATTTCGATCAAGACTATAACGAGGAAGTTGAGTTTCAAAAGGACATACTTTGCCCGTGGGGGCTAAGATGATAAGAAAAGGGGTGAGCAAGTGACTACTAAGAAAAAGAAGGCAGCAGCAACACCAGTACGAGGTAGGGGTAGGCCTGACAAAGAAGTTTCTCAATCTGATATTGATATGGCTGCAAGGGCTGTGCAGGCAGGAGTCCCACAGAAGACTATTGCTAAGATGCTGGGCATGAGTTTTGACACATACAAGAAGCATATACAGCCCGAAATTGAGCCTGCGATAGCATCAGTAAAGCAAGAGGTGGTAGGATATTTACTCGACCTTATCAGGCAAAAAGAGGCTTCTAGCATCCACTTTTACCTGAAAACCAGGTGTGGCTGGCGTGACAGAATGCCAGAAGATCAAGTGCAGGAAGCAATCATCGGCGTACTAAAGCCTACTTTAGACCTCAAAGGATGGGAAGAGCTAGCGCAAAAAGAAAGAGCCAAAAAGGCCAAGAAGTAAGATACTTGTGGACACCCCAAGAGGGTCCACAGTTGCTCTACATCTTGGCAGACTGGTGTCCTGTGGTTTTCTACGGGGGCGCCCGTGGTGGTGGCAAGACTAGCGGTAGTCTAGGGGATTTCCTTCAGGGAGTAGACGAGCATGGTGCTAACTGGCATGGGCTTCTAGTGAGAAAGACTTACCCAGAGCTACAAGAGGTGATACGGCAAGGTAAGGAAATGTTCGAGCCACTAGGGGCAGAGTGGGTCCAATTCCATAGACAATTCCGGTTCCCGAATGGCAGCACTTTGACCTTGAGGAGTATAGAAAGACTGGACGATGCAGAAAAGTTGCAAGGTGCCCAGTTTAGCCAGACCCTTCAGTCTTTCGGGTTTTGCTAGCTTGTTTGAGGTGGACAGCAGCCGACGTTCCCAACAAGAGATTCAGGCTTACAGGCAACCCAGGGGGCGCAGGGCATCACTGGGTAAAGAAGCTTTTTATTGATCCCAACCCTCTGGGCTTTCAAGTCATAGAAGACGACGACATCCCAAGGATGTACATCCCGGCGAGAGTGGACGATAACAAGATCCTAATGGAGAGAGATCCAGAATACAAAGACCGACTAGAGCACCTAGGTAGCCCCGAGCTAGTAAAAGCATGGCTAGAGGGTGACTGGAATGTGGTTTTGGGTGCTTACCTTCCTGACTTTTCCCCTAGACATATCATTGCACCTTTTACCATCCCAGAGCACTGGACACGCTTCAGGGCTGTGGACTGGGGCTATGTTGATTACACTTGTGTACTGTGGGTGGCGGTAAGTGATGGGACCATTGAAGGGATTGATCGGGGTGCCCTGGTTGTGTACAGGGAGCTACATGTAAATGACCACACGGCTGAAGAGGTGGCGGAGATGGTAGCAGACCTTACTACTGATGAGGAAGAGATAGTCTATACAGTGATGGACCCAGCAGCCTACGGGATGAGGCAGAAGGTCAGGGGGAGAAAGGGGGTTACTATTGCTAAGGTCTGGGCAGAGTGTGGAGTGCCACTAAAGAGGGCAGATAATGACAGGCTGGGAGGCTGGAACCAGTTACGGCAAAGGCTAAGGAAGGACAGCCTTTACATCTTCTCTACATGCACCCAGTTGATCAAAGCGATACCACTTTTACAGCACAGCAAGCACAAGCCCGAAGATGCTCAAGAGGATGGATGGGCTACAGACCCTTGTGATTCACTAAGGTATGCTTGCATGAGTCGACCACTTGTAACAGACTATAAGGAGCCAGAGGCGACGGATGTACTAGCTGCTACAAACTGGCTACGAGCGCATGGCATTGAACTGACGGACTTTGAAAAGGCTATGAAATGACGACCTACGACAAGACAGCAAAAGGGTGGATAGCTGAGATCGAAGATGCTAAGGCTGCTAAGGTGGAGTTTGAGGAGCGATTCAAGCGGGCCTCTCAAGACTACGAAGCGCAAAAGGCTGTTAATGCCGTGGGTTTATATGCTGGAGAATATCCAATCCACTGGGCTAATATCCGAACAATCAGACCTAACCTCTTCTTTCGCCGACCTCCTGCAAGAGTGGTAAGGGAGCATAAGTCTAGGACCGATCCGACTCACATCTTAGCCGCACAGATACTAGAGGCAGCGATAGAAAAGACGCTAGCTAGTCAGCCTTTTGATGCTAAGATAAGACTTTTGACTACTTATGCCCTGAACTCGGGC